TATAGCTTCTTGATCTCTGAATTACCGCCCAATTTTATATACCCATCATAAAGGTCTTCTATGGTCTTCCATTCAGAAGCTAATCTTATGTCAGAGTGCATCCAATCCCTTAAAAGAATGCCAAGCCTGTCAGCACCAAGTGCTTTCAGCATCACCTTTTCTGGCGTTTCTTTCTTGGCATCGTGTCTGCTGATGAGGAATTGGATGAACGTAAACAGACCATTTGAAGCAAGGATGCCCAAAAGTATGGTTTGTGCTATTGTCATAATCTCCACCTGTGTTTGCCTACTTTCCTGTGTACCTAATTGCAAGTTTCAGCTTTGACTTGAAAGATGATGACAAAGCTAAATCTGCTCGGATGTTCTTTGCTGATCCAATACCGCCTGTTGTGTTGGAATCTGAATACTTGCCATTGCCCATGTAATATATGATGTGTTCTGCTGTGCCACCGCTATAAAGGCAACAGATGTCACCTGCTTTAAGTGAAGAAACAGGGATAGCCTTGCCACCATTTCGGATAACTGTGACAGGCACACCTACCCATGAGGATGCAAGTTTGTTTGCTTCAGCTTGAGATACCTTTAACAGCCTATCCCATTGACCGCCTTTGCCACTTGAGATTACACCACAGCTACACTTGTTCTTTAAGCCACCACCATGATGCCAACAGGCAAATGAGTAACCGATGCAGTTCCAACCGATATACTTTGTCTGACTCTTGATTTGGATGCCGACAAGTTTACATACTTTCTTTACGGCATCATATACATAGTCAAGAATCGCTCTCTTGGTGCATATAGGGCAAGTGTGGGTAGTCTTGTCAGACGATGACCATTTCATATAATGGAAGTCATTGCAGTTTGAAATCATTCTTGCCCATGCATTGGCTTTATCTACCCAAGTCTGTTGGGGAAACACCTGCGCATTTGCCCATCCCTGAAGTGCTTTGCAAGACTCCTTGCCGAAAAGACCATCTGCGGTCACTTTCAGCTTCTTCTGAATAGCCTTGCTTGTCTTGGTTGCCCATGCACCATCCTGTGCTACACCTGCCCACTTCTGTAAGGCTTTTACTGTGCCTTTTCCCATGATGGCATCAATCGCACCATTGTAGTATCCAAGCTTCTTGAGTGCGGTCTGTACAACAGCTATTGAGTTGTAACCAAATAACCCATCAATGACCAATGGCTTTGATGCATCGAATTTAGCAGGGAAGTGAGGTCTGTAGATGCCCTGTATGTATTTCATAGGTCTTGTTTTCTGTGCTACGATCCCACCATTTGTATTGCCCTCTATTGTATAGACCTCATCACAGTTCTTGCGCTCTCTGATGAAGCCAATATGGTCTGGCAAGCCATTGTGATTCCAATCGAAAAAACCAATGTCCATAGGGAGTGCAAGATAAGCAGGTATCATAGCAAGATTTGCTGAACACCACTTGATCGCAGTAGGACAGTACACAACCTTTTTTCCCCCATAAAAAAGAGGGGAATCATTCCCCTCATGGAAGATATACGTTACAAATGCACAGCACCATGCACCGCTTGAATTGCAGTACCGATTGAATACCGCACCACCCTGCCCAAGATGAGCCTGTGCAAGCTTAAGAAGTTCTGTGTTATTCTTCCCCATGCGCTTCACCCTCTTCCTCTATGTAGCTGTCAGCAGGTTCTTCTGCTGTTTCCCACTCATGGTCTTTAAGTGCTTTCATCTCTCTTGTTATCTTTGTGCCTGTCTGACCCTCAACAGTAAAATCATTGTTGAAGTACAGGGCAAAAGCACCTGCAATGATTGTGAATGCAAGTGAGATGATGTTGTACACCAAGTTGGCTGTTGCGTTGCCAAGATCCACAGCACCAACTGATGCTATAGCTTGATTCACACACGCAATGGCAAATGCTATGGTTCGTATCTTTGTACCTCTGTTCATGATTCTCCTTTCTTATGCTGTTCTGTGCCATCTGTTTACTACGATATAAGGTTGCATATTGTTGTGTGCATCTCCGCCACCCTTTGAGTTGGTAGCTGTATGACGATAAAAGGCTTGTGTCGATGTGATGTAGTTTGACGTTGTTGAACCACCTGCCGACCGCCTTGACAGAGTAGAGTCTGCGTTGGTTTCAACAAAAGCGTATGCTGTTCCGTTCGCAGGATTGTGCGAATGTGATGGCATCTCGTCAACTGTCAATGTGTGAGTTTCTTCACCACCATCAGATGTGTTTGTCAGCGCACCGCTTACTATATAATTTGAACCTGCTGAAATATGCACCTGCCCCTCTGTTTCAAGTACCCAAGTACCGCCCCATGTGATATTAGGATTGAATGAAGTATCAGAGGTTTCATAATATGAGCCGACAGGATGGATGAAGTCAAATAACGCTCTTAATGTGCTGTTTGCATCCATCACGCTCACGGCATCTTCCATTGTTACTGTGTCGTGGAAGATGGTAGGCATATTGCACTCAAACCCATCCTGTGAAGCAGGTTGCCCAAATGCAATGCCATGCCCACCTGCAAGGAAGTCTATGGTATAGAATGCACTTGCAAGTGTCTGTGTGATTTCTGTGCCACTTGCATTACTGTCAACAGGCGTTATTCCTATCTGGTATGATGTTTGTGTGCCAAATGTACCGCAGATTCCATAGATAGTTTTCGGACTTGTAAAGCTGTCTGTGTCTGTCCAATCAATAGGATCAGACAGAGTGCCATCCGTTGCCCTTGTCGCATACCATGTCGCAGTTGTGGTCACTCCATCAACTTTTACTATTGGTGGCTGAAGTGTGTTTGCCCTGTTCGCATATGTGATGGTTGCATCTATCGTTGCGTATGTACCCTCATCATTCGGAATCCCTGTAGCTGTTGTTCTTCCAACAGAAAAGGCAAGTTCTGGTGGTGGGCAAGGATTTACCACAATCGCATCAAGATTCTGCGTTGTTGTTTGCCCTCTTGAATCCGTAACAGTAATAGTTGGTGTAAATGTACCCTCTGATTGCAAGAGAATAGTCAGCGGAGTGCTTGCCCCACTAACTGTCTGGTTGCCAATCTTAAAGGTTATGTTTGTAATGTCACCACCATACTGTGCGCTTACATTTGCGGAAAGAGTTGCGCTTGTCATACCTGCATAGATAACAGATGTGTCCATGTTTATGGATGCGCTATTGATAACAGGTGGTGCGTTCAATGTGAATGTGCAAACTACACCAAGATCTATGCTGTCATCTTCCCACCCTGTTGGATAGGATGATGAATACTCACCATATTCATAACCGCCATATGGCTCTGTATCAGAAACTCGTCCACCTCTCGATTGAGTTCCTATATATGTCGCATATAACCTTGCTTGTAGTGTCCGCTTTGTTTTGTTTGATGCGTTAAAATATCGTGAAGTCGGTACTTCTATATATCTTGAACCATCACTTTTGTATGTCTGTCCAGAGGTCAGAGGCGCATTGACTGAATACACCGCACCTTGAGGAATACCACTTGAATCTTCCATTTTTGTTGCGAAATGCACAGTAATAGCTGCCCAAGTCTTTCCACTTGCTTCATAGTTGTATGCGTAGTCGTAACCTGCCCCAGCAATAAAATTGAATTTAGTGCCATTTACCACAAAGTCATTAGGATCATCTCTGTGGAATTTTACTGTCCAATCTGATAATGCTGTTTGTGGAGAAGATAACTCTGGTACTTCTCTAAATGTAATTGTTTTTTCAAATGCCATACTCTTACCCTATCCATTTCAAGTTCAGATTATTGCGCTGTGGAGTCTGTGCGTTTGGATGTACTTTCCATGACCATTGACCAAGACCGCCATTAGCCACAGGAATACCCAAATCCATCTGCTGAAGCACAACAGATTGAGTAATGTACAGTTGGTTGTTGTTTATGTACGCTACTCTCTGTGCACCTTGGTAAAATCCAAGTTCAGAGCCTGTGATTTTTACATTGAAGCCAGTTGAGCTACCAATGGTTGTTTCAGTTCCGTATGATGCTACTGTTGCACCATTCGCTCCGATTATCTTTAAGCCGTTTGTGCTTATTAGTATTCGGTAGTCGCTACCATCCTGTTGCAGAGATAATCCATCATCTGTCAGCGCAAGGTGGCTTGAAACGTAATTGGTGATTGCTTCATCAATGTCTGTCAGTTCGTAATAGCCTGTTACAGAATCACCAACATTCAGATTGGCAACTGCATATGTGTAAGGGTTTGTGGTTGTACCTGCACCGCTTCTGGTGAAGTACCACTTGCCGTTTTCAGCTACTGCATCTGTATCTGTGATTTGCGTATAAGTACCATGCTTTGAAAGCAGATCCAGAACACCCACAACATTCTCAACAACAGATAATTGCTGAAGTGCATTGTTAGCAGATGCATTGGCTGTTGTTGCAGATGCTTCTGCGCTATCAGCTGATGCCTTGGCTTGGTCAGCATAATCCCATGCTTCTGATGCTTTCTGCCCTGCTACTTCCACAAGATAATCAAGACCATCTTGCGCTCTGTTCTTGATGACCTCACCTGTGGTTTCATCTTTTACAAGGTCAGCTTCAGATACTCTTACTTCTGTATCACCATCAAGGTAGTAGTAATAGTTGAATTCCTTGTTTTTGTAGACAGTTTCTACTGTGCCACCATTGTCATACTCATAGGTGACAGTACCATAGGTGGTTTCATCAAGGGCATCAGCAATATCTGAAGCATAGTTGGCTACATCACTCACAGATTTGATTGAGGTTAATACTATTGTGAATTGTGCTTTTACCATGTCAGTTCGTTTCCAATCTTACTGTTATGCTTATGTTCTCAATGTCCATGTCAGATGTGATTGTGTAAGTCTTTCCTGTACCCAACACTCTGGTAAGGTCATCATGGTTGTACCACTTGATTGTTCCGATCCTTGCCACAGTTTCATCAGAGATTTCTGTGCCATACAGGAAAGTATGTGCTGTCAGTACAGTTGCCACATTCGTTTCTGTGAACACATCACCTGCTGATGAAGTGATTTGCATGGTGTACGCAGGTTTCTCTGCAATGTTGGCAAAGTCTGATGCAAGCTGTGCGATCTTTTCGGATATACCGCTATCCCTCAACAGAAATTCACCAATGACCGCTGTTTTGGTATCTTCTGCCACGCAGGTTTCTATCTGCAACAATCGTGCTTCTAAATACAGTTCACCCTGCTCATCTATGATGTTGATTCGGTCACCAATGCGTATATCTTCTGGCAATCTTGCAAAATCCACTTCATAGTTAACAGCTATCTGTGACTCTCTTTGCAGTTGCGCTCTTGCTTGCCCTGCCAATATTGACTTGTCGGTAGTGTCAAACTCATATGATCCTACCCACAAACCATCCACATCAAGAACACTTGACCACCTTGCCATTGCTGTCAGATTGCGCATCTGTCCTGTGGTTGGTTCTACTTGGTACACATCACCTGTAACTGGATCTGTATATGAATAGTTGTAGCCAATAAGGTTGATTGGTGTGTCAGAACCCTCTGGTGTACCGCCTGTAACATTGAAAGCCGTAACAAGGTCTGCTATGGATTTCTTGGTGTAGATCCTATCCAAGTCATAGTTCAGCCGTAACTGCGGTATGGCTTCTTGGTTGCCACGCTTCTGCGTTACGTTCAGCACTTTGGCTTCTACCTGCAACCTGTCAATGACAAATGAATAGTATAATTCACAACCAAATAAATTAGCCACAGACATCAAACGCTCTGTGGCTGTTGAAGCACCATCCCATGTATGTGTTCTTGACGATACAGGCGCATCCTCAATGTTCAGCGACCAATCTGACGGCAGAAAATACCGCATCATGTATTGGATACTTCCTGTTAAGGTGACCGCTCCGCATTGTGTGTTCAGCAGGTCTAAACCTGCGTCCTCTGCGTACAGAGTGATCTCCTGTGTCTTGGTATCGAATTCTGTTTCTATAATCTGGTACAAAGAATCATAGATGTTGTCAGCATCTCCTGTATTGGATTGCTTGAGGATGAAGCACCCTACCTGCACAGCATCTTCAAGTTCTGCCCTTGTTTCTGCTGTGTATGAGATAACACATTGGAACGTATTAACACCTGTTTCTACGCTCTCTACAGTTCGGTCATCACTTATACGATAACCTGCAGGTAAGGTTGTTGATGCATGACCCAGAATGTTCAATTCTCTGTCAGCAAAGTAAATTATCATATGAATACCTCATTGTACTCAATTTCTATCTGTGGCTTGTAGTTAGGATCTACCCAATCTGACCATGTAGCACGAATCTGATTAACTCCATTGGTCAGCATGAATGACTCCCAATCATTACCAAGCGCACCATACTGTGGCTCAAGTGTACCGCCTATAGAACCCTCTCTGTATATCTGCACAGTAGCGTCATTGCAATCAGCTTCAACTATGTCACCTGCGGTGAACACATTAGGCTGTTCTGCAAATATCGCACCTGTTTCTCTTCTGAACAGACAAGAGTGTACTGCGTTTGTGTTGAAAGTACCGCTTGAATACAGTTCTATTGTTTTTGCTACTGTCTGGTTAAGGGCAGGTGCTTTGAATGTCCTTGTAGGCAGATTGCCAATGTCAAAGCTGATCTCATCCCCATCCTTGTAAATCATGGAATTGAGATTACTCTGTGTATAGTTCCATCCCCTCTGGACAGTACGCACCCTCTTTACCCATACAGTTTGTGTGATGGTCTTGTACTTTTTCTTTTTCTTTTTCTTCTTGGTCTTGACCTGTACCTTGACCCTTTGTGTAGTAGGTACTGTGTAGGTTTCCTGTACATAGACAGGTGTGCGCTGACAATAACCGAAATGGTTGTTATAGTAGGACACATCAATGTTGTCCTGTCCTACTACAGTACCACCTACGATGTATTCAACCTTGCCTGTTGTGCCGTTGCCACTCTTGACGATACGGAAACCCACTACAACATTGTCATTGGCATCTGATACGCTTACACCAAATGTGCCTGTCTGGTTAGGGCTTGATACGCAGAGCCTTTGCACCAGATCTACTTCAAGATTTACCGCACCATCTGTGGTCTGTTTCAGTGATCCAGAAGAACCCATGATGGCATAGCTTTGCGTCTGCCCTTGACCATTCATCCAATAGGTATCAGATATAGAGCCTACTGTAACATCTCTAACTGTCCACCCTGTTGTATCAATAAACTCATGATTGATAAAAGTGACAGCAGATGCATATTCATCTCTATCAATAATGTCTGGGTTGCCAAGTTGGATGATGTTTTCATTGCCATCCATGAAAGCCACAAAACCACAATCACCATCCTCTGAAGAAGAACCGCCACTTTTAGCACCTGCAAATTTTGCCCTTAAGACAGGTCTTGCAGGTTGACCGCCCTTGTATTCAATAGCGAATGTGGCAGATGTATCTGTGACCTCTGCATTGTCAAGGGTAAGCACTATTGGCGCTATACTTCTCTTGAATGGGTAAGCGCAGTATATCTGCCATTCACCCTTTACAGATAACTGACCTGCTTCAACCTCTGCATTGAAGATCGGTATACCTGCAAAGAATTTGTCTGTTTCATCATTGAATATGAAATCAGCTTCATCAAGTGACAGCAGGTTGTTCAGTTGGTTGAATCTTCTGCGGAATTCCCAAGTGTCTGGTGCAATAAGCTGAAATCCTATAGTGAGTTTCCTTGCAGGGTATCTCTTATACTTGAATGTTTCACCATCTGCTACTCCAACAGAGTAGGTGTTTAATTCCACCTCAAGTGACTCTCTGCCCTTTGTGTATAAGGTTCTGTAACCCTCTACAACACTCTCAAGGTATTGACCATTGATTGACACCGCTTCAGATGGCAATGCAGGTGTTATTTCCGTATGATCCGTTGTATCTCTGAATGTGTACATCATCTAACACCTCTCAATCTTGATTGCCTTGTATCTCTTTGATTTATAGCCTGTGACATATCACCTGCTGTTGCCTTTGCAAACTCTCTGCCGTTTATGTAGAGTGGTACGCTTATTTCATAACTTGCGGTTGTGCCGTACTCATATGCCAAGTCACCCATGCCCATAGCAGACATTGATGGGATGGAAACAAGACCAAGTGTTGCCTGTTCTACGGACTTGCTCATTGATTCAATACCTAAAGCAAATCCCTCACCTGTCCATGCACCAAGCTGTTTGAATACCCTTGATGGTGAACCGATGCCAAGGACTTTCTTGACCGCTTTAGGGAGTCTTGACGCCATAGCTTTGACTTTAGCTATAACAGAGTTGAATTTGGCACTAATACCATTCCACAGACCTGCGATCATATCTCTGCCGATACCTGCAAGGTTGCCCACACCGCTCTTTATCTTCTGCGGTATCTGTCTTGCCTTTGAAGCAACCGCACTTGGTATGGATCTGAAACCGCTTGTGATACCTCTTAACAGCGCAACCATAAGCTGAACACCTGCGGAAAGTATCTGTGGTATTGCCTTAACAAATGCCACGATTATCTTACCTGCGATGCTTACCGCTTTGTTGGAAAGGTTGCTCTGCCCAGATGTAAGACCTTGGATGAGATTCGTTATAGCATTCAGACCTGTAACAATCAGTTTTGGCAGGTTCTGACCTATTGCGGATACCAAGTCTAACAGCAAGCTGATGCCCTTGTTGATGAGTGATGGTAGTGCGTTGCCAAGACCTTTGACGATAGCACCAACCATTTTCATACCACTTGACACAAACTGTGGCGCACCCTCACTTACTTTGTTCATGAGGTTCTGAAGAGCAACAGACATTGCCATAAGGATCTTTGGTGCGCTCTGCGACAGACCATCCATGAGGTTGGATATGATGTCCATACCTGCTGTGATGAAATCACCTGTGTGTGAGGATATGGAATAGATAAGACCTTTCATACCATCCTCAAAGGATATTTCACCATTCAGCATTCCTGTGATAGTGCCACCAAGCTTATCAAAGGCAGGTACTACGCCCTGTATCAGACCTGCTATACCACCAACCTTTGACATCAAAGAATCTATGCCACCCATGATGTTGGCAAGGTTTCTCTGTACTGATGCCTTTACATTGGTAATTGACATCTGGATACCTGCACCTGCTGACTTGGCTTGCTCTTCCCAAGACTTGAAACCATCACCACCATGTTCCATCAACTCGATCATCTTGTCATTGACTTGATCTATGGTGACAGTACCATTCTTCATCGCATCGTACAGGTCATTCTGCGTCTTACCTGCGCCAAGTGTAGCTTCAGCAAGCTGATTCATTTGTGCAGGTGCTGTCTGAACGAGTGCTCGCCAATCCTGTAGGTCTGGCTTACCCTTTGCCATAGCCTGTGTCCATTGGTTGATAGCTGACGATGCCTGTTCCGCTGATGCGCCACCTGCTGTCATGGCATTATTGAGCGCCAATGTCAGCTTGGTTGCCTTATCCAAGTCACCTACTACCGCCACTACAGATTTGGTCTGATTCGCAACCGCATCAAGTGTTGTTGGCAGGTGTTGAATGCCATCACCCAAAGTATTTATTGACGCTTCAGCTTCTTTGGCACTATAGCCAAGTGTCTGCATGACTTTAGGGAATTGATTCAGAGTATCAAATCTCTTCACAGCACCATCTACTGATGATCCAATGAGATTAAAGACGCTATTGACCGCCTTTTGCCCTATTGCCATCCAAGCGCCAAAGCCAAGACCTTTTTTAAGTTTTGAACCAAAGGAATCCGCTTTGCCCATAACCTTGTCAAAGGTTGATGACATATTCTGGTCTTTAGCCGTTAATATTGCTTCTATCGTGTGTGCTGACATTTCTTGTTAGCCTTTCATTCAAATCTTTATATCTCTGCTTGAGGTCATTGATCGTAGTTTCACCCTTAAGCTTCTTCAGTTCCTTTGCATAATCAAAGAATGATTCAAACGTAGGGTAGACAGGTTTTAAGTTCTTGCCTACTTTCTTCTTGGCACTTGCCACAAACGTAAGCCACGCATTCAATGCAATGTCTTTCTGCTTGTCTACCTGCTTGTACTTCTCTGCTTCACACAGCATTGAGTATTCCTTGATGGTCAACCTATCAACCTCATCAAGAGATTTAAAGCCGAAATATCTAAAACAGTTCAATGCCACCTCATCATACAAATCTTCAAAGCTTACTTCTTTTCCATCTCTGTTAGGCTCTGAAGTTCCTTGTACACCATCTTGGTAGCATTGGCTTTGCCGAAAAAATCAACCACCTGTGCAAATAGTGCTTCAATGTCTGTAGCTTCATCCTCTATGTAGAGTTCGAGTTC